GCGGAGTAGACTACGATACGCTTGCGCAAGCTGTGTGGACCTATGTGAGCCGCACGCTAACCTCGGGCAGCAATGACTGCCTGACCCTCCCCCAGTTCCTGGCTCTGAAGGACTGATGATGGCTAAGACACCTGCTTGGACTAGGGCTGAAGGTAAGAGCGAGAAGGGGGGTCTCAATGCAAAGGGACGCGCTTCCTACAACAAAGCCAACCCCGGCAAGCCTGGGCTCAAAGCCCCGCAGCCTGAAGGTGGCCCGCGCCGTGATTCATTCTGCGCCCGTATGAAGGGCATGAAGAACAAACTTACCAGCGAGAAGACGGCCAAAGATCCGAACTCTCGTATCAATAAATCACTTAGGGCGTGGAACTGTTAACATGAAACACGAAGTTTCTGAGGGCACAAAACATGCTGTTGACGCCCTATCAGTCGTTACAGTGGTTGGCACGCTCGTGGAATTTTTACCTGCTGTTGCAGCAATCTTTACGATTGTATGGACCGGTATTCGCATCTGGGAAACCGACACGGTTAAATCGTGGACCGGGAGAAAGTAATGCCGGTTGAGTCCGAGAAACAGCGCAGGTTTATGTATGCTTCACTTGCAGGCAAGACAGATGTCCCACCCAGCGTAGCAAAGAAGTTTGTTGGTCCCAAAGCACATGCCGAAGGAGGCAGTATGAAAGAGTCCAAGGAAATGATGAAGAAGGAAGTGGCCTTCATGAAGAAGAAGGGCGCTCCGAAGTCGATGCTCAAGCACGAGATGGCTGAGGCCAAGGGCAAGAAGATGATGGGCGGCGGCATGGCCTACGCCAAGGGCGGCGGCATCGAGTCCAAGGGCAAGACCAAGGGCAAGATGGTCAAGATGGCAATGGGCGGTAAAGCCTGCTGAGGAAAAGTCATGGACTATGCAGCCGAATCTAAACGCGAAGTTGATTCGCTCCTGAAACGATATCCTGCCCCGCGCCGTTCAAAAGCCAAGGGTGTAGATGGTGGCATTTACACAGCAGAGATGGGGCCACCGCCGCAAGATGTTGACGGCGCTTCTGTCAGGCCGGTGAAAAAGGCCAAGGGCGGCAAGATTGATGGCTGCGCCCAGCGCGGCAAGACTCGCGGAAGGATGGTGTGATATGCGCAAGTACCGCAAGTTTACAGAAGGTGGTGCTACAGATCCGCTGGAAGAGTACAACAAGGGCGAGAATCTGGACACAACCCCAGGGCCAAAAGCACGCCGCGACAGCGAAGAAGTTGTGGACGAGATGGGAACTGCGTCCAAGTTTCGCCGTAATTTGGAAACAGGTGATCTGTATTCCGAAGAGCCTATTACGCGGCCTTCTGCACCCAAGGCAAAGCCAGCGGCAAAAGCTGCCTCAGCGCCATCTTCGGCTCCCGCACCGTCACCAGCACCCGCTGCTAGGGCAGAAATCCCCAGGTCCGCTGCATCCGCTGCACCGAAAAGCACTGGTGAAAACACTTCGGGTCCGAGCAATATGGACCGGATTTTTATGGGGTTGGGCGCTGGGGCAGGGGTCTTGGGCGCAGCAAAACTGGCGCAACTGAGTAAGACCGAAAAAGCTGCAAAAGCTGCAAAAGAGACCGCAAAAGCTGCAGCCGCAAAGTTCTCTTCCCCGCAAGCACGGCAAACAACTTCCGAGACCGGGCGCAAGTTTGGGCCGAAGGCGGAGATGGAAGCTGCCGAGTCCACCATGCGCGGCGCAGTTGGCCGTAAGGACATTCAAGCTAAACGCGCCGCAACCGCCAAGGGCCGTGCGGAGACAATGGAGAGTAAGAAGCCTGTGATGCAGGCTACTCCCAAGAAGCCATCGCCTCGCGCCCGTACACGGGATGAGGACACGGATTACGAACTCCGCGCTCGTGGTGGCCGGGTCGGCTACGCCAAAGGCGGCTCTGTCAAGGGTAGCGGCTGCGAACAGCGCGGCCTTCGCAAGTGCAAGGTGGTGTGAGATGGCAACCGATATTGCAAAGCAGCAAGAAGCGGCGGGGCAGGATATCGTTAACCGTCTTATGCGGCAGTACCAAATGGAGAACCCAGCTAACGCTGCGCAAGTAAGAAGGCTTATGCCAAGCGCTGCTCCTGCCTCCAAACCTGCCGCAAGTGCTGCTAAAGCGTCAAAAACCGGCGTGCTATCGCCCCAGGAAGCGGCGGAGATAACGCGTCAGTTAGACGAGAAAAAACGGCGGGAGTTTGAAGAGTTTACAGCACCACCTGTAAAAAAGGCATCAGGTGGCAGCATCAAAGGCTACGCCAAAGGCGGCTCTGTCCGTGGCGGCGGCTGCGAGCGGCGTGGCAAAACCAGGGGCAAGTTTGTATGATGGCATCGCGTGGCATGGGAGCCATCCGCAAGGGTGTGGTGAAGAAGCGCCGTGACAACACTGACTTCCTTCAGGGCGGAAAACGCCATGCCCGCAGGGACAACACCGACTTTACGCAGTACGCCGAAGGTGGTGAGGTCGGGCTCTATGCCAATATCAACGCCAAGCGCAAGCGGATTGCCGCTGGATCGGGTGAAACCATGCGCAAGCCGGGTTCTCCCGGCGCTCCTACTGCCAAAGCCTTCAAGCGTTCTGCGCTGACAGCAAAGTAAGCCATGACAACATCCGGCACCGCTACGTTTAATTTAGATTTGGCAGAGTACGTCGAGGAAGCCTTTGAGCGCTGTGGTGCTGAGTTGCGCACGGGTTATGACCTGAAGACTGCACGGCGTAGCCTAAATCTGCTGTTCGCAGATTGGTCGAATCGCGGCATAAACATGTGGACCATTGAGCAGGGCTCCCAAGTCCTGACTCCTGGCACAAACACCTACACGCTGCCCGCCGATACGGTGGATCTGATTGAGCATGTGATTCGCACAGGCGCGGGTAACGTCTCCACGCAGACCGACCTGACCATCACGCGCATCAGTGTTTCTACCTACTCGTCCATCCCGAACAAACTTCAGTCTGCAAGGCCGATCCAAATTTGGATCAACCGCCAAGGCCCTGCTCCGCAGTTCACCGTGTGGCCTACGCCTGACAATTCTCAGACGTACACGCTTGTCTACTGGCGGCTTCGCAGGATTCAAGACGCTGGTGCGGGCGGGACGTACACACAAGATGTACCGTTTAGGTTTATCCCTGCTTTGGTGTCAGGACTTGCCTACTACCTGTCCATGAAGATTCCCGGTGCGATGGAGCGGATGCAGGTACTGAAAGCGCAATACGATGAGGACTGGCTGGCGGCTTCTACAGAAGACAGAGAGAAGGCGTCCGTAAGATTTGTACCACGCGAAATGTTCATCTCTTAAAATGCCAGATATTGTCACGCGCCAATATGCCATAGCCAACGGGCTAGGCAAATACTTTACGGGCAAGCCATGCCGTAAAGGGCATATTGCTGAGCGATGGGTTGCTGGCGCGTGCACACAATGTGTGTCTGATCGTAAGAAAGAACTTTATCAAGAGAATAAAGAACAAGTCCTTGCGTATATGAAGGTGCAAGGTGCTATTTATAGAAAAAACAACCCTGAAAAAAGGTTGGAAAACAGCTATAAGTGGCGGGAAGAAAATAAAGAACGCGTGCGGGAACAAGAAAAACAACGACGCCTAGCGAACCCAGAACGCCACAGAGGCGTAGCTCGAAAGCACTACTACAACAATCTAGAAAAGCAGCGCATCAGAGCTAAAGAGTGGCGTGACTCAAACAAAGGTTTAATAAACTACTATACAAGCAAGCGTAAAGCGGCAAAACTTCAACGGACGCCGAGATGGCTAACAGAAGATGACCGTTGGATGCTTGAGCAGGCATACGAACTTGCAGCACAAAGAACTGCAATTTTTGGTTTTCCTTGGCATGTTGATCACGTACTACCACTGCGTGGGAAAAGTGTTTCTGGGTTGCACGTCCCAGCAAATCTGCAAGTAATCCCTGGCGTTGAAAACATGCGTAAGGGGAACAGGCTGTGAGCAACCGCTTTGCAAACGGCGCAAAGGCATTCGGTTTCTGCGACCGTTGCGGATTTCGCTTTGACCTCAAAAAGCTCAAAAATGAGGTCATCAAAACAAAGCGTACAGCCATAAAATCGTGCCCGCAGTGTTGGAGTAAGGACCATCCTCAACTTTTGTTAGGGACCTTCCCGGTCTCGGATCCCCAGGCCATCCGCGATCCCCGTCCAGACACAAACACTTGGTACTCCTCAGGCCAGACGGTTATTGACACCATCGGTATTGGTAGCCGGGTGATTGAGTGGGGCTGGGCACCGATAGGTGGGTCCAGTGGTTTTGATGCGCCCCTGACGCCAAATAGCTTGGT